TACTCTTACCTGCGTTATCGAATCCGAAAGCATCAAGCATTGCTGTGTTACCTGTTACCTTGCCAACCTTCCCCATTGCAACATTACCAACGGGTCCAATAAGGTCAAGCGGATCAAGCAATACATTGCCAACAAGTTCTTTCGTGCTTCCCAAGAATCCAAAGTTTTGAGCAAGGCTAAAGTAAACTTCTTTCGGACTTTCGCCTTTGAGTATTCTGCTTCTTGCTTCCTGCATTACCCATGCGTTTGCAAGTTTCTGATCCGGTACTTCGGTAATAATATCTTCTGTGCTGGTAATGTCGTGACCAACAATTACGCGGTTTGGTTCTACTTCGCCTGGTGAGTCAATCCAAGTTGACATATATTCATTGAGCGTGCCACCGAATACCCTTGCTTCCTCGCGTACGTTGCGATCATCTACAATCTGTTGTCCTGCTGCAAGTGATTCATAGAATAACGCGCCTGCTTTATAAGTTGCAACAAAGTTTTCCCATGATCCAAATAAATCTTTTACCTCGCCGTACTTATCCGGGTCAACCAATGAATAGATTATCTGTGCTTCAAGTCCTGCAACCTTTTCAACCTGTTCCGCTGGCCAATTCAACGCAAGGAATAATTTTGCTACAATACTATCGGGGTTTTTCTCTGCGTATTTTGCACCGCCTATCATTCCACCTGCGCCAAGTATTGCACCAACGGGACCGCCAATTGTTCCACCAATGATCGCGCCGCCTAATCCTGGCATTGCTGTGCTGATAACTGGCATGATCTGATTGGCTGCCTTCTTCCATGCTGGTAATTGTTCCCATACATCCTGACCTATTCCAATTGCTTCCGTGTCGCGTACTGTCGGATCGGGTTGGTATCCGGTTAATTGATCGCCCTTATATAGTTTGTTCTGTTCGCTGCGCTTGCGTAATAACTCCTGCTCCCATAATGGCATGAAGTTAGGTGGGGGTACTGGCATATCTTTGATGATGATATTCAACGGGTCATCATCGGTCACGTTATCCCATGTTTCCCATGATCCCTCTCTTGTTTCTTTCAGGTAGTTAAATGCGGATTCAATTCCCTGTCTGTCAATCCATTCAGGTATAAAGGAATCATCCGGTAATGCCTGGATTGCGTGATAGTATCGGCCAATCCTGCGCGGATCACTCCAATAGGATGGCGCTGTACCTGCTGCCTTGTCAAGTTGTGGCGTTGCGTTCGGTATCCATCTACCATTAGATAGTTCCTGTAATTGTGCGGTAGGTGAACGCTGCACAACATTTGTCTTTACTGTTGGTTCGGTTGGTTGTATCAGGTCAGAAGCCCAACGATCAGGTTCCGGCTCTGGTGAGTTCGGGATAAGTTTATTCGGGTCGTATGCCATGTTACCGCCTTATAGGTTTAGTTTGATTAGATTCTCCATTGCACCATTTCAACCCACCATTCAGGGGGTTTAGGTGTATATCCACCACCACCACCGCCACCACCGGAGTAGTTAGGATAATTACTTGCATATCCACCACCACTATAATCGGTTGGCGTGTTTGTTGGTGTTGGTGCTGTATTCAGCTTTGCATACCCTGTTCCGAATGGCTGCCACATATACCCTGCTGGTGCTGCTGCATTTCGTTTAGCCCATTCGTCATAGGTTGCAAGGAAACCTGCTGGCTTCGGGTTGTTCTGATACCATTGGCTGAATACATCATGTGCCTGGTTAGGTGTTTGCGCTGCTCGATCAATCCAACTCTTGTACCCTGATTGGTACATCTTATTCCATGTATTCATACGCTTGATATACTCATCCTGCGACATAAGAATATCTGCATACTTCTCTCGGTAATCTGGCGCGGGTTTGTAGTTTGGTAATCCCATTGACCAACTTGCTCCACCTGGCGTAGTTCCTCCCTGCTGTTGCGTTGTTGGTTTTGTATTGCCCTGCTTGTACATATTCGCCTGCGCCTGTAAACTCTGTGCATAAGCGTTCTGCGCGTTCACTCCCTGACCATACCAGCTTTGCATTTCTTTCTGTGCTGCTGTTGGTGTTGGCGGTCTTTGTACCTGCTTTGATTGTTTCGCCTGATCTGCCTGCGCCTGGTATCTGTTCGCGCTGGCCTGCTGTGTCTTATTCAGCATTGACGTTGCGGATTTGTACCGTACCGGAGTTGTCGCTGCTTTTGGCGCTTTGTATGTAACCTTCTGTAATCCATCAAGTAGTATTGCCATTATGTACCTCCTAACTTCTTGTCTAATCGGTTGAACGCCTGTTTGTTTTCCTGGCGTAATTGGAGTTTTATTTCATCCGGCATGTTCTGCCACATTTCAGCCATCTGCATTTCAACAAGTGGCGCGTAGTATTGCTTCTCAAAGTCACGCTTGTAACTGTCAAGTTTTGCTTTACCGTTCATCATTACGTCATCAAGGTCAAGGATGTTGAGCATCTACATACCTCCTTGCATCTCTGGCGGTAGTCCTTCTTCGGGGTTCATACCTGGTTGCATTGGCATTTGCATGGGTAATCCTTCCTGTGCCGACTGCATACCTGCCATCATTTCTGGCGGCATACCCTGTTGTTGTCCCATCTGTTGACCCTGCATTTGCTGTAATTGCGCCATCATTTCAGGTGTCATCTGCCCTTCCATTCCTGGTTGTTGCATACCTGGTTGACCCGGTTGCATTGCTGCTTGTTGTTGCTGTTGTTGTGCCTGCATCTGCATTTGCATTACCTGTTTCTGGAACTCTGCCTGTGATAAGGTGTCCATGTATCTTTCATTCCATATCTGTCGATCTTCGTCATCCGATTGACCGATACCCAAATACTTATCTCTTGCTCTTTCCTTGCTGACAAGTCCACTCTTTACAACTTCCATTGCAATTCTGGCCTGTGTAAATTCATCCTGTGGTAAGTCAATCTCTAGTGAAGCTGTAATCTCAATGTCCTCTGGTACTTCGGATAAATCCAGTTCAATTCCTGTATCTGCTGGACCAACGGCAAACTTACCACCGCCGTTATGTCGTAGTAAGTCCAACCCTGTAATCATTGCATCACTGATTACCGCTGATAACATTCTCTGGTATGGTACTAATGGCAATCGTCCTGCCTGTGATAGTAAACTGACCATTGAGAAGGGAGCATTACCGCCTAACGGTTCACCTAATGTCTGGCTATACATCGTGCTTTCATCCGCTTTATTCTCTGCAACCTGGTACAACTCGCGTAATGCTGGATCAATGACCTGCTTCTCCATTGGTCTTAAGTCCTCGTTTGGTAATATCTTTACAAGTCCTCCGGGTACTTCGTAATCAACATCAAGGCTCTTGCTTATGTCATTAGTCTTATATACCTGTGTCGGGTTCGCGCCTGTGCTGAATACATTCGAGTACATCAGTGTCAGCATGAGCGATTGTCTTTCATGTAAGTGTGATTTCAGCATGGTATAAAGGAATGGTTGTCGCTGGTATTCTGGTTCTTCAAACAATTCCCCACCTTCAATGATCGCGCTGGCAATGGGAATCACGGGTAATTCATGCGGCTTAAACGCCAATGGTTCTTTCTGTCCGTCAATCCATACCGCGTGAATTTCATCATCCCAATATTCACAGTAGTTGACCACTTCTGTTTTCTTCTTACTCGCAAGCTGTTCCTCTGCCAAACTTCCCCACCTGGATATTACGTCAATCACTTTCATTTCCCTGTATGTGAAGTGTGAAGCCAACCCGAACGCGTCATATATCGGGTAACAAGTTCGTGGAGATAAGACCTCGAAATGTAATGGAGACCTGTTAGCCAATCGTTCCATCCTGCGCTTGCGTACGGGGTTCTTTTCATCCTTTAAGACCTCTCTCATGTCCGCTATTGCAATATCAATCTGTCCATACAACATTGCGGATAGGGTTGCGGTGTAATGTATTGGTTGTTTGCGCATCTTTCCGGCATGGTTCCATATCATCTCCGCTGCCTTCTCAACATTGCTTGCAACTTCTTCATCAAGGCTGTCTTTATTCTTATCGCGTGGTACTTTCCACTTCGGATCAGCAGCAGTCAATAAGCGTACTGCTCCAATCGTTTTGTTCCTGGCATCGGGTGAGATTGTTTTCTTGATCCATGCGTAGGATGGTAGGTCAACCTCTTTGAGTAGGTATGCTTCGTCAACATCCTCATACAGTGCATCACGTTCACCAAAGCCGTCCTTGATAGACATTGCCTTTGCTCGAATATCATCAAAATTATTTTTAGTTTCTGCCATCCTTATAATCCTTTCATCTTCGTGAATGGGTTGGGTTTCTGTTCCTGTGTTTGTTTCGGTTTATCATCTGACCAATTGGTAAGGGAGTATGCAAACGCGTCCCATGCGTGATCTTCTTGACCATCCTTAATCATTTCCGGGTTGTTCTCGTCTCTTACCAATGCGCCCAATGTGTTTATCAAATTTGTTACGGTGTTGAATATCAATACGCCTGGTTGTCCGTACCATTGATCTGCCAATATTGAGTGAGTCTTTGCAATCTTTGAACGGTTGTCATTGTCTGCTTTCGTGAGCAATACCCCATGCTCTATATAAACATCGTATGTACTCTTTGCAACCATTTCAGTTGTGCGCCGTGTCCACATGGATGGATCAGCAAAGTTGAATCCAAATGATTCCCCTATCTGTTCGTATGACCTGACCATTTCCGCTTGTGCTGGATCAGATAAGCCGGACTTATATATTTCTTTGTAAACAATGCGCTGCTTATTGGCTGGATTGATCGCGATAAAATAGCAAGCAAACGGATCAGCAAATCCCCAATCTATTGCGCGTAATCGTGACCACGTAAGCGGTATCTCAAATGGTGTAATCACATGCCTTGCCCGGCTGAACTGTGAGAACATCTGCCCTGCAAATACATCCCAATTACCAAAGCGTAAAGCCTGCGCAATCTTCGGGTCACGCTTCATCAATCGTTGTTCATATCCCGGATCACGGCCTGTCAATGCTGGGTTATCTTCGAGAAACGATGGTAAGAATATCGTCCGTTCCTGTATGGCGTTCGGGTTCTCAACGTTCTTTACCTCTGGCATTTCAAGGTCAACGGTTCGCCAATCAATCAAGGTATTAGTTGCCATGATATAACTCCCCGTAAATGCCAAACTGTTTCCTGTACCACATGTGACCTATCATTCCCGGATTCGCTGAAAACAAACTGAATGGTACGGGTATCTTTGAGTTCCTGGACTTGCGGTTACGTGTCAATAAATAATCTACAATTCCCCACGGAAAGTTTGTTGCTTCATCGATCATCAATACATCGAAAGCCCATGATTGATATTTGTGTTTGTCCTTGTCGTTCGGGACCTGACAGAATCGCAATGCTGGCGCGGATGTTCTCAACCAGTCCTCTCCCTCATCATCTTTCCCATCAAGTGATCCAACAATACCAGTTGATATATCCGGGAATGTCCACACGTGTTTGCTTGCGTTATACTTCGCGCCTGCCTGTGGGTATAAACTCAATGATCTTTCTATGGGTCCGTCCGCTCCTTCGAGTTCTGGATAAGTACGCCGAAACACTCCAACCTTAACACTTGGAATAGTCATACAAGCAATCAACCCAACCCCAACGATAAGGTCTGTCTTTCCTCCACCTGCTGCACCACCATACCCATTACGTTCAGCCAATGACGGAGATACCTCGCCCCCATATAACGCATCAAGCAAGCCCAACATCTTTAATGCTGTTGCCTGCTTTCTTTGTGGTTGCCAAATCTCTATTGGTTTCTTTTTATTCTTCCCCGTCCTCGCTAATAGTTCCTGTTTGTCCGCTTCCGGCCAAAGATGGATCATTCGTAAGGATGGAGGCAAGGTTTCCAACGAGATTGAGTTTGATACCGTCTGTTTCTGATTGTGCATACTTCAACCAGTCAAGTAAATCCTTGTCGGTCTTTGCAATTTCATCCTGTATCTTTTGACGTAAGACAGTGTTAACAATCTTCAATCGTTCTGCCCTGCTCGCAACCCCTACCATCAATGCAAGTTTGTCAACTTCCATCATAAATTCAGGATCATTTTTACGTCTTGATACAGTTGATCTATTGACTCCAACGCGCTTAGACACTTCGGTTTCCGTGTATCCTTGTGCAAGTAGCAAAGCAATCTCGTTATTTTGCTTCGTCCACACCATTGGTTTTTGTTTCATTTTTGTTGCACCCTAATCTTCATCTTTATCTGGACTCCACTCTGTTGGTGTATAACAGGGCGTATGTCCTAACCCGACAATCTGTTCAATCAACTTTTGTAATCCTTCGGTTAACTCAACAATCCGCTTGCCATATCTGGTGAGCTTTCTATCAGTTTTTGCCTGATCTTTTTTGGTTTGCTCTTGTTCAGCTTCCAAACATTTAACGCGGTTGTCCATGTCTTTTTCCCGTTGTTCCATCTTCTCGGCAAACTCTTTCCACGCGTCACCGCTCGACCTGGTTGTCGTGTTCTCAATCTGCTTTGTCGTGGTATCAATTTGTAAAGCCGTAGCTTTTTCTTTACGCCTTGAAAAAATCCCGTTTACAATTGCAGCCCCTATTCCACCACCTACTAATCCAATTATTGCTGTGATGATTGCTTCCATGTGCTGTTATCCTTGATGTTCTTTTAATGCTTCTTCAACATCCTGCGGTTGTTGGTGAATATGGATTGCATTACCTGACTTCTCGCCTGCATCTTCGATTGCAATACCAGCGATCAGCACCATGACAAGCCCAACAACGGACTGCCAAATATCCTCTGGTACTTGAAAGTAATTGAGTACCAAAGCCTGGACGATACCAAATACCGCTAACCAAAATTTCCGTGAGTGTAATAATGATTGTAAAATTGACATGAGTTCTGCTCCTTTTGCATGTTAAAAATAAATGACCGGAAGATACTACTCCCGGTCATTCGCCTTATTGTTATTATAGCATGTCAGTCAATAGATTAGTTGCCTGTTGGTAATCAAATGATTTTCATATCATCTCCTTTTCTTAACGTAATCATACCGCCTGGTGAGTCCCAATCAATCGCACCTCTTACCGTCAGCGTTTCATAATCATTGAGCGGTGTGCCTGCGGTGTCACACGCATAAGTCAAATAAGCAAATGGGTTTGGTGCCATATCCAAAAATCTTTCTCGCGCTTCTTCCTTTGTCATTATCCCGGATGTATGTAGTCTTGCTGTTGATACTGGCGCACCACATGAAATACAATTACCCCTATGGTCTGTCAATCCTGATTTGTTATTACAATATTCACATGACATACTTACCTCACTTCTTCCACTTCGGTTTCCCGTTCTTCGTCCGGTTGATCTGATAAACCTGCTCATCCTTAACAAGAATCTCAACCTTGCCATAGTTGCTCTGTCTTACCTCGTCAAGTGCTGTTGCAAGCTCCGCAACCTGGTCAATGTCCATTGATAATACCTGCGCGATTATGACTTCAAGTTCTTTTTTATCTGCCATTAGGCTCCTTTTATCTTCAATCGTAACCAATCAGGAATTTCTTTCTCGTATGTTACCTTGCTGCCCCAAAAATTTATAACAAAAATAAGTTTGCCTTCTGTAAAATCTACCCATGTAACTGTCATTTTATTTTCTCCGCTTTAAAAATCCAATCAAACACATTGTTGCCAAATATAGTTTTCATTGCTGTTTCAAAAATATTAGTTGGTAAGTCCTCGTCCGCATATCCTTGCTTATAAATTTGTTCAATATATTCTTCACAAATATTAACAAGTCCACCAATATTGATTAGTTCTTTCATTCTCGGTTTATTTGCTTGGCGATCATTCTCTATATCTTGTCTGCGCCTTAATTCATCCCATATTTCCTGGTCACTATACTCTGTCAATCCTTCTTTTTGTTTTTGTTCCTCGTTCACATCATCTCCTTTTGGAAATACTTCTGTATATAGTAATTTGAAATTAGCTGGCTCATAAACCATTAACCCTCTATTTGTTTTTACTATCCAATCTCCGTTCGTTGCGCTTACATAACATCCGTTTACTGTTTGTATTTTTACCTTTACCAAATTATTCTCTACTAAAAAATTATCCACATCTGCAAAACAATTAATGGAATATAAATTATCCACTCTCAATTGCATTGCTTCGTACACTTTTCCACAAAATTCAAACCATCTTATTGGTTCTGTCATTCTTCCTCCTGCGGTAATCTACTGCTCATCACTTCAACAAAGTCCTGCAATCTTTCAAGTTCCGATTCCTCATCAAAGGTCAATCCAATAGTTTGTTCTTTATGTTTCAGTTCTGCAATTCGCTTAATCTTCTTCGTGTACCTGGAAATCATCTGCATAATAAATCCTTTCTGAATTATCCGGTTATCCCGGTTAGTTGAAAATGAAGCGCATGGTTGGATTTGCCTTGTGGCTTATTCAGGAAGCCCAAGAAAAAGTCCCGGAAGTTTGAGGAATTTCCTTTCTGTTGCATTGTATGGATGGCCAACCATGCGCCCAATGCCTAGATCAATGACGGTTGCATACGATAAGGTAACAACCGTTCATTCGTCAATTCGATATACTCTCGATTCAATTCAATGCCGATGTAATTACGGCCAAACCTTGCGCACACTTCTCCTGTTGTACCGCTACCATTGAACGGGTCTAACACTGTGTCATTCTCTCGACTGCCTGCCTTGATACATGGTTCAATCAAGTCTTGTGGGAAGGTTGCGAAATGCGCTCCGCTGTACGGTTTTGTCGTGACAGTCCAGACACTACGCTTGTTTCTAAACTCATAATTATTTTGGTCAAGTCCTCCCATTCTTGAACGTCCGTCAACTTTATTTAATTTTCCATCATCTCTATTTCTAACAAAATCATCTCTTGATACTGTTGGTTCATTTATCGCATCAGCATCATAGTAATATCTCGCCTGCTTGCTCAACAAGAATATATATTCATGCGACTTGGTGCATCTATCCTTGACACTTTCGGGCATTGGGTTTGGTTTGTGCCAGATAATATCTTGACGAAGATACCAGCCGTCTGCCTGCAATGCGAAGGCAACACGCCAGGGTATACCGATTAGGTCTTTTGGTTTGAGTCCTTGCGGTATTGATTTTGGTCTACTATCCATTATTCCTTTTTTGTTGTTTCGTATTCTATCCCCTGTAAATCCACCAACTTTTGAAGGGTCTGATACACCATTGTTTGCATAACTATCCCCCAAATTTAACCACAACACGCCATCATCTTTCATCACACGCCAGACTTCACGAAATACCTTGACAATATTGGTCACGTATTCATCAGGCGTTTGTTCTAATCCGATTTGGTTGTCGGTTCCATAATCCCTCAATCCGTAATAAGGTGGCGATGTCACACACATTTGCACTGACTTATCAGGTAATGGGATATGTAATGCGTTTGCGTTTATGATAAACAGATTCATTCCACCTCGACAATATCTACATCCAATATTGCTTTCATCAGCCTTTTCTTCAGCCTGTACACTGGTGTAATAGTAGCCTTTGACTTAACATCTTCGGTAATCCATTCTTCTTTCTCAATATCCCAATAGAAAAAGTCTGCAATGTATGTACATATCTTCTGGTCATTGACACGGAGGAAAAACTTTTTCTGCAATTCCAATTGGCTTATCATTCCGGCGCGTAGCATGAGTCGTAGTTGTACGTATCTGTTTCCTTCTGCCAGGCTGTCGAAAGTTATATTGTCGATCGTAGTCTTGCGTGCGTTATATTTATTGGTCATGTTATATCCATTCTATTATTGGCTTTGGGGTTGGAATATTTACATCCCACACATACCAAGCAAAGGCAATCATCCCGCTTTTTTTCTTTCCATTTACCGGAAATGAAATTCTTTTAGAAAAAACAAATACCCTAGCCGGTTTATATATTTCATACATTTTTTTTCTAGCCTGACCTTCAAGAAAAGCCAGTTTTAAGAACATGGCTAATTTGGTTATACCAATCTTATGTGCATGATAAACAAACTTTTCAGCTAACTCAAAGGGTGGATTTGTAATAATTGTATGAAATCCTAATGGGGGGTTGGTTTCTTTCAAAAAGTCTATTCCTGGTCTGCCATATCCATAATCATATAAATCTGTACTATGAACTACATAGTTATTAGCTTCCAATACTTTTGATATTGCTCCATCACCACATGCACATTCCCAAATAAAATCATCATCTGAAAATTTCCAAGCATTTAATAATGCAAGCGTAGCTTCTTGTGGAGTAGGGTAGAAATCATTCTTCTCCCTGTTTTTACCTGTACCAACTATACTTTGAGCTTGCTTTACTGACGGCTTTACATAATTCTGCGCCATCTCAATATAGTTTTTTGCCATTATATCTACGACATTACTCAAACTTACACTCGTCTCATTATTCATATCGGCAATCCTCACATTCCTGTCTATGATCCTGGTATTCTTTCCACGCTTTTTCTTTCTCGAATACTGTAAGCATTTTTTTATTCTCCCAAAGTAATTCCATTTGTTTGCAATACTCATCAAACAATCTACGCCCTTCCGCACATAGTTTCAGTTCACCTTTGTGTTGGGTCATGGTATCTCCATAATTCTTTTTCCAATCCATTCAGAAACCGGAACACACACCGCATTACCTAACTGCTTGTATCTCTGCGTATCACTCTGGTTGTCTGTCCATCCATCAGGAAATCCCTGCAATCTTTCACATTCTGTTGGCGTCAATCTGCGTACACCAACAAGCGGAATATTATTGCCGCCGGTTCCCATGCGTGCCTGCAATGTTGGTGATATGTTTCCTGATTCCCTGTATGCTTCTGCTGCGTGATTCATTTCACATATAACCAAATCAGTTGCGTCTTTATAATCTCTTTGTTTCAGAGTGGACGATGTTCCATCGTCCACGTATTCACCGAAAGCAGTCATTCTATTTCCGGTAATTAGCATATGATCTATGTTATCGGCGTTTATTCCCTTGTAATTTCTTGACAATAAGGATGATACGGTTAGTCCTCTTTCGTCCCTGAATCCTGTATGCGAGTCGCCATTACTGACAATGCTTGATACAGTTTCTCCGGCAATTTCTTTCCCCGTTTCTCCACGCGCCGGAGGATTCCAGCACATGCCTTCGGACTCAAATAATATTTCTGCGGAGCGTCCATTTCCAAAACTTCCGACAATGAACACACGTCTGCGCCGTTGGGCAACTCCGAAGTATTGAGCGTCAAGTATCCTCCACGCCACGCAATACCCCCTTTCTGCCAACCATCGAACGATGACGGCAAAATCATTTCCTCTGTTGCTGGATAATAAACCGGGAACATTTTCGATGACAACCCATCCCGGCTCAAGTTCGTCAATAATTCTAGCAAACTCGAACCAAAGTCCTGACCGCTCTCCATCAAGCCCCTTGCGTTTTCCGACAACCGATACGTCCTGGCATGGGAATCCTCCACAAATAAGGTCAACTGGCTCTGTGTTGTTTCTTGTGATTGCTCTGACATCATCATAAATCTTTGCTCCAAAGTGTCTATCTAATATTGATTGCGCTGGCTTGTCAATCTCACATTGCCAAACACATTCCATCCCGGATCGTTCAAATCCGAGATCAAAACCTCCAATACCGGAGAATAAGGAACCGAATTTCAATTCATCCTCCCTTTCTCAATCTTGCCTAACATTACGCGTACATCGGGACCCGGTACATGAATCGTTATTCCTGCAAACATCCTGGATTGCAAGTAGCCTAACTCCGGCGGTAATTTCTTCGGGTCTGTGTTGGATACCATTACCGTGAGCTGGTGTTTCCTGTTCTCGTATCTCACGTTGAGCAATCTATTCATAGATTCTTTTACCCAATCGGTTGTATTCACCTTGTCAAATTCATCAATGATAAGTGCTGGAATACTCTGCCATTTGTAGATCGCGTTCTCGATTGCAATGTTGCGATTGCTCTGCTCGTCAAAGTTCACACGTATGTCCGCAATCATGTCACTTGCCAATATATAGCGTGCGTGGCAATCATTCATAATCAATTCGTTGATAAGTGCTTTCGCCAGGAATGATTTTCCTACGCCATAATCCCCATAGATTGTTACGAATCCGTTCGCGTCTTTACCCATGCCTGCAAATAAAGCAATATTATCTTTCGCCGTTTTCTTTGCTGCTTTCTCTTTGTCCGTTGCAAACATGGATAAGCGGATATTTGTATCATCACCATGTAACCCGGATAGTTTTATTAATCGTTCATGCGCTGCATACTTATTGCAATCCGGGCATGGTGTTTCAATCAAGTGACCATGAAACCATCCCGAAAGTCCATCAATATCATCAAGCCATTTATCGCCAACTCTTGAAGGTGTTTGGTATGGACCATCTTCAAGGTCAAAGTAATACGTGTTACCAACATCATTACAAGTCGGGCATTTCACTTCCCATGACGCTTCAACAACTAACGGAATTTGTTTTGTCATCGTCTATACCTTTCAAATTCTAGTTTTCTCGCAAGTTTTTTTTCTTGCTCATATTTCTCTGCATCAAGGCGTGCCTGCTCCTCGTTGCGTTTCAACTGTTCGGCAAATGCAAGGTCATCTTCTGTAAGTGGTTCATCAACATGAGCGTACTTATCTTCTGCTGATTGCTTGCCATTGCTTTTCCCCTCTCGTTTCCAGCGTTTTAGTATTGCTTCTGCATAAGCAAGGCTACGTTTTTCCTGGCGTGCTGCTTCTTTGATTGCATCAATAACCCATTCAGCGGCATATTCTTCTATGTCTGCATCAATTTTTTCTGCAATGATTGGAGTTAATAAACCAATATTATTAGAATAAATTGTGTAAACCGCCGCCACCGCATCATCTGGTCTGTTCTGTTCTGTTTCTGTTTCTGTTTCTGTTCTGTTCTGTGTCACAATTCGTGACAAGTCCGTGACACTATCGTTACCATAATACTGATTACGCTGTGAGCGATCTCGTTGTTGTCGTTTTCTTTCAGCATCACTGGCTGCTGCCTGGCGTTTTGCAAAGTTAGGAATAAACCAACCGTCTTTATTTTTCTCTACCAGTTTTGCCATTGATAATTGAGATAGGTCAAATTCAATTTCATCCGTTGTGGATCGTAACGCCCATGCAATTTGATTAGTAGGTGGTAATTCACCGTCTTTATTTATTCGCCCTGCAAGTAAGTACAATTCGATTGTTCTTCTCCAAAGGCGATCTGGTAAGGTTGCCATCTTTGGGTCGTCAATAATCTCGATGTATAACTTGATCCAATAATCAGCCATTACTAAACTGCTCCCGGAAATTTATGCCAGTTAAGCCCGAACGTGTCATATTTTGGTGGCTCTGGTTGTGGCACATTGTTATATTCAAACCCCCACATTCTGATTGCCATTTCTTCTGATACACAATGCGGTCCCTCTGCAAAACAACTCTCACACCTTACGGCATATACATTTTCATTCCATTGCTGATCGACCTCAACGGCTGCAACCCCGTCTGATCCACAAAATCTACAATCTTTAGGTTTTATTTTCATGGCTGCTCCTTATTCTTCTATTGAATTAACAGTTTTTAATTTTTTCTGGTGTCTATATATCCTTGATTTCAAAGAGACATTAAACTTAAAATCAATTTCATTTTTATTTTCCGAGTAAAAAACTAAAATATTATTATTCTTGATTTCTATATTGTGCTTAAGGGAAAACGATAATAATTTTGCAACCTTAGAGGTTGCCTGTTCTAAATAATGTTTAGAATTATGTTTCTCAAATTTAATTATTCTGTTTATCGCTTTCCTTTCTAATACATTAAAATTACTTAATGTTCTTTCATTTAACAAAAAATAATCTTCAATTTTATTTTGTGAATTTTCTTTGTTAATAAAATCTTTAATAAACAAATCTAATTCAAATTCATTCGCGATTTCAACTAATGTAATTTTTTTACCGTAGCATAAATCTTTTTTAATTTGGTCTCTTTCAATTTGTTTTTTAAAATCTTCGTATGTGTTATGAAAATATGGCACAAACTCATAATGTTGTTTACCCTGAACTTCAACTGCTAATTTTCTTTCTGGAATATAAAAATCTAATTCAAGTACCTCTAGATCAACCCCCCTTAACCATTTTGGTCTATGGTTTTCGTAAATTTTTAAGTAAGGAAAGTGATAATTTAAAAGTTGTGCTGTTTTTTCTTGAAGCTTTGAGGTTGACATAAGAATCCTTTTAAGAAAACTGCTTACCAACACTGTTGTCGAGACAGGAAGTTGGTAAGCAGTAATACACTAATTATTCATTTTTCCCTGTCTCGACATATAAATATCTTACAACTTTTGTTACCTGTTGTCAACTTGTTTCTTTCCTTCGGTCAACTTTCAAGGTAAGCAAATTCCTTCAAGTCGTCAAACAATCCTGGTTGCATATCGTACGGGAACGCAAGTTCCGCTGCCTTATCCATTGCTCGTAATGTCTGCGCGTTCGTCTTGATTATCCTTGCATGATAAGCTCGATAGCGTTCGTACTCCTGCAATGTTACCGGAAGATAATACCCGGCTGCGTTGTCGGCCATCCCTGTTGTGCTGCAAATCAAATGACCATCGTTACGGAGTTCATTGATAGCATTTCTGTTTTGTCTGGTGGTAATGTTTTTCTTACCTTGTAGCAATGATTTAAGCCTGTTTGCGAGTTCATTCTGGCTTATGGCATTATCTATGCCATAGCAGTTATTTAATACGTTTAGAATTGAGTTTTTCAATTCACCATCATTCGCTGTCCAATACGGTTTCGGTTCCATTATCCCTCCAAATTTTTTTCATCTATCCATTGACTGAAACTTTGATATTCGTTTCCATCTGTATCTTCATAATAAACGGAAATTCTTTTGCCGATGTTTCCATAATTTATGGTTTGAATTTTTTGCGTAAGTCCTAATATTTTCAATTCATTGTCTGACATGTCTGTGAGTTGTTTATTTTGCATGATCAATTTTTGAATTTGAATTAAATTATTTTCCATTACTTCTCCCTTTCAACTTTTCCCAAATGATAAGCTGCGACAACCATTGATTGAATGTCTGTTTTCTCAATCGGGTAATTGAATATTTTCGGTAATCCTTTTTCATTGCCAAACATCTTATCAACAATTCTTTGATATTCTTGTGCTACTTTTTGTCTTGCGTATAAACGTTCGTCAACAAACTTTCGTGAATCAATCATTATTATTTCCTTCCTGCTCTCATATCAGCAGCACCAGCAGCAACAAACCAAGATAAGGCTATTGCTCCAACAAATACTCCGACAACAAACCAGGTGAATCCAATCCAGAAGGGTGTCATGCGTCACCGTCCTTTGTGGGTTTGGACAAATCTTTCCACGCTCTAACATACTTGTCATATTTCACATACGTATGGTTGTAATGTGGATACCATGACCCACCGATAAAATAGAGGGGTATTGTTCGCAATTCTCCAAAGTCATCACACAAACAAAGTTTCATTTCATATTGTTCTGTGCTGTCTTTTTCCGGCAACCTCTCACTCACTGGTATCCACCTTTGCTCGGCTTCCAGTTCTGCTATGCGTTCAGATAACTTTGCACGAAGCTTTAATTCTTTCCAACTGTTTTTATCTGTCTGTAATTTCAATTCCTGCACACGTGATTGGAAATATAATATTTCGTTTAGTGCTTCATCGAATAATGTTGATTTTGTATATAGTGTGCCACTTATGGGAATATTATTGTGTTTCCATTCCTCAATCCATTCAGGTGTAAATTCAGTCATTGTTCCTCCTAAGCCAAATAAATAATTATTAAAGTTGTCACAACACCGAGAAGATAACCAATTTCAAACTGATGTTTGCGGATAAATTCAGTCATTGTTTACCTCTAATATTTTTAATGTTTCACTGACACTGTCAAGAATTGAACCATCAATATATTCTGATAACTCTCCATCTATATCGGCTATCATGCACGATTTATAAAGTAGTTTCAATTTTTCTATTAGCTCAAGTTCATCAGGTGTCATCAATGCCTTTTCTGTCAGCCATGCGTTTTCTTGTGTCAATCTCTCAATCTCCGCATCCTTCTGTGCTATGGTAGCGGTAAGGGCGTCTTCAATGGGGCGAGAGTTCCATGTTTCAATGGCGTGTTCTTTATAATGTGTCATTCTTAAAATGCTAAAACTACATCGTTTACAACCAACAGCCCAATCATTCAAAATATGTTTTCCACCTATTTCAATAGTTATTGATTGTGGCATAGAATACAAACTATCTGATTCTCCACAAAAAGGACATTTCTTTGTAAGTCTATCTACTTCCATCATTCCACCTCCACATACTTGATAGGCTTGCCACAGTTGGGGCAGAATATAAACTCTGGATGTGTCGCATGGTATCCACAGTTTTCTGGTGAATTATACATTTTTCGACCATCAAAATCATTAAGTACCAACTCGCAAACATCCTCAACAACAAGCGGACACTCTTTCGGCTTTTCCCAGCTATACCACATTGATTGTAAAAATGGACATGCTAACATTGAACTTCGTTCTGTTTCTTCTGATAGTGTACATTTTCCACAATTCTCCGGCATCTCATCCACTACAATCTTGATTACGTTCATCATTCCTCCTTGTATCCAAACCGATATTCACAAATAGGATCGCCGCGCACAATGGTTGTGTAATGGTTATCAACAACCAATGGAGTAAACATAATCGCCTGACCATAGGTCCAACCCTGATCCTTGAAAGCGTTTATCTTTTCAACATAACTGGTATATAGCATAAGGGCTTTCTGTTTATTCTCGGCAATCATTTCCATTTGGGAAGCGGACATTTGCATCCGCTTCCCTTCTTTCTTTGCTGCTCCCAACATCACACAGTAAATGGTATCTGGTTCCATTACCATGTTTTTACCATCCCGCCTGTCGTGTAATCATACGCTGTTGTCGCGTGTCGTTCGTCTTCAATCATCTGTTCTATGCTGGCGTTGCCTGTTCGTAATTCAACCAGCTTGCAGTCAATACATTGTGGTGTACCGCCCACTGCTTCGCAATGTTCTCGGTAGTCGGGGTCAAAAATTATCTGTGCGTGTTTGCATCTGAATTGCATGGTTACACCTTATTCCAAATACTTGATTAAGATTTTTAATGCCTGGATACGATCATTGACCTGTGTTCTTTCCTCGTCTGTCTTTGGGTTGTACCCGGTCAATGTCATAAGTTCTGCCTGCAATTCTTCGTAGGTCATCTTGCCGTAAGTCTTGTTGACCTGTTTGGATTTGAAAGCACTCGCCCAGTCTAATGCTTCCTGCTGTTTCTTTTCTTCTGGCGTGAGTTTCTTTTTTGCTCGTGTATCAGGATCATCTTCAAAGCCCAACATTGCGGAGAGTTCTTCAGTTGATTTTCCACCAACTAATTCCTCTTTGCGTTCTGCTTCCTGCTCCAATGCGCTTTCAAGTAATTCGCCCTCGATAAACTCATCGTCTAATTCTTCCTCGCCAACTTCTTCCGGCTCGCTCATTGCAAGGTAATCATCTGCATCAAAGTAACCGTACCTGGATAACCCTAATCGAATGACAGTTTTCTTTGCCATGTTTTCAAAATCAGATTTCCATAAGCTATCGCTGCGATTGTAGCCCTTGCTGTACTTCTTCGCGTGCGCGTCAATTTCCTCAACAGTCATGTAAAATGTTTTGGAGAAGCCGTCACGTAATTCAAAGTAAAGCATGTAACCAATTGCAACCCACTTCTTTCGGTCATACTTTGGCAACCCTTTGATTGTATGAATACCCTTAAGTTGATCTTCTTCAACTTCCTGGCCGTCATAGATTGTTGCAACATTGATCGTTCTGTATTTTCCAGTACGTAATGCAAGCTGCATCAATCCTTTGTATCCAACAATCATTGTTGCCTTGCTGCCATATGGGACCATGTAAGCATGACCTAAAGCCGGATCAACTGTGAGCTTCAAAGTTGCTGCTCGCATACCGCTAATCATGATTGACTGTGGTGTACATTCCTGCAACTTATCGGACTGACCAACTGCAAGTAACACGCTGCCAATATACTTCCTGGCTGATCGTTCAGTTCCCAATACTTCGGCAAACTTCTGGATCACTTCATCACTACGCATGATAGCTTTGGTTTTCTCAAATACTGCTAATTCTCGTGCTTCGATTTCCATTTCATTTCTCCTTATTGATTAATTTTTCAACTTCATATTTCACTACGATTGCGATTGTCAACAGGGTCGCGATAAGAAACAACACAAATAGGAATTGATCTATCTGCTCGTTGTTCGTCATCACCCACCATCCCGATAGATATATTCCATAGATTTACGATTAATTATTTCAAACTCTACTGGCCATCCAATATGTTTAAGATATTCAATTCTTTTATTAACACTACTCTTGGTTTTGTAGCATCCTTCAATCGTATAACTTGGATTGCATTTGTAAACCAATAAAAATTTGTAATTCTTGGTCGATTCTTTTTCAAAGATTGTGCCATCAGGTAATTCAAATGTCATTAGTTTAGTGTTGATATAAGCGTCCATCATCCACCTCTGCGCAAATCTTCGGTCATCATGTGCCATTCCAATGCCGGGTCATACACTGGATCAATCTCCGGCTGTGAATCTTCCGGTAAGAATGGGTCGATCTCTGGCATCTGCAATACTGCAAGGTCTGAATCAATCTGCTCGATCTTTCCTAAAATGACATAGAAGTTGTGCATGTCAATCTCAATGCCATTTTCAGCGTGCCATAAATACTTGGTGAGACTATCGTCTAATTTCGCCCTGCGTTCTTCAAGTCTGCGAATTACATCCCATTTATTCTTATTGTCTGTTACGTAGTCAAGGGTATCGTAGTAAGCCTGTTCATTCATTCTGTCGCTCCTTTGTGCTATAATTCAGGTGAGCTAACTTTCGTTTGCTCGCTCCTGATAATTGCTGATCCACCAGCAATTATCTTTTTATGAAATACTTACGTCTCCAATACTTATCTGTGATCTCCACTATTGGATAAGCAAGAAACAATATTGCAATGAGTATTAGTTCAGTCATTTTTCTTACCGGTTTTCTTTCCACATCTTGAACAAGTAAGTCCATAATAGCGGTTGTGACAATGCCATTTTGGTTCCCACCTGTGACCGATAAGTCTGCAAATATAACTTTTTATTTTAGTCATGGTTTACCTCTTTCAATGTTGGGAATTTCTTTACCCTGCGTTCAAACTCCTGGTCAATCTTAAAGTTGATCTGCTCGGTAATCTCAATTCCATTCACATCTGCCGCAAGGTCAACCAACGCATTGAGTAATTTCGTCTGGCTGGTTCCACTTGATACGGCCATTGCTTCAAGTCGTTTCTTCTGCTTCTCTCCGAGTCTTACCTGGATTGTTATCGTCATGTTCCTCCTTTTTTAGAAAATAATTTCATTGACTTTTGTCATTTGATTTGTTACCTTGATTATAACAAGTGTTGACAGAGTTGTCAACAGGTAATTTTTTCAGTAACCACAGGTAAGGTGAATGATGTATAGTTGTCTTATGGTAAAAATTTCGTTTCCTGAATGGTTAGCCGGACAACTACGATCTAAGAATCTTCGACAACAGGACATTGCGGATAGGTCGGGGTTGACGGCTGCAACAATCTCTCGTCTATTGAGCGGTGAGAGACAACCTGGTATTGACTCGCTGGTTGCAATCGCGAAAGCGTTGCGCGTACCACGAGAGGAAGTGTTTAAGGCGGCTGGAGTATTGAATAGTCAAAGCCAATCACTTTCCGATATTCAAGCATTGGCACACAAGATTTCAATGCTGCCAAAATCACAGCAGAAGCTCGTTGACTCCATCATCGAAACAATGCTCACATCTGAACAGGGGACCACAAATCTTGAGAACAAGGAATCTAGTACGCCTTAATAAACGGAAGTTCTTTTTTATCCGTCTCGTTGTAGCTTCGTTGTATATCTTCAATGATTTTAGAATAAGGTTATTGTTATTATTCTTATCTCTTTCAATAATATTTGATATATTCATTTATTATTGGACGTATGAATTTATGTTTACTAAAATGGTTTTAGGTTCATACGCATTAACAATGGTTCTGGTTGAATTGTTAAAACAATTGGCAAAGGATTATGTATGGATTCAAAAGATAACAGGCTTGCCATCCTCGAAACAACATACGAAAGATTAACACCATCAGGATTGACTTCATCCTCCTGGTTCAAGCGGTTTATAACCTTCACCTGGTATGAGTTTGTTATTGCTGCAATCGTCCAGATAGTTTACTGGTCGTTCATATTGGGTATGGCATTTCTAATCGAAGGGATTTCATAATGGATGATTTTGAATACAGGTTACGTTCGTTGGAAGATAAGGCAAAGTTATTACATCCATCCGGCTTCACTGCTAAATCATTCTGGACTCGTGTCGGAACTGTTGTTGCGTACAACATTGTCCTATCAATCGTTGTATCAATTATCGGGTTCATTCTTTACCTGTTAATTGTCTTGTCGTGAGCATTAGTCCTACTTAAAAAATGAACGAACTGTCGAGCATAAGTCTTTCTGCAAACAATAGACTACTATTCGGGAGTCGCCAAGTGGTAAGGCATTAGCCTTCCAAGCTAACATTCGCGGGTTCGAATCCCGTCTCCCGCTCTGGTAGGCAGTAGCCTACTCCTTTGTAATAGACTAACACTCGAAGGTTCAACAATTTGTCTGAACGGGAGGGTGTTAGTCTATGAACTTAAGTAAAGCAATTGACGGTTATCTTATTAATGCAACCGAGCTTTCACCTAGAACATTAGAACTATATGGCATGTGCCTGTATCGGTTTGCAAACTGGATGGGGGATATTGAACTGCATGACGTTAATAAAGAACATACGTCAAAGTTTCTGAAATGGTTGCAAGAGTCTTATAAACCAACACGATTTAGCGGTGATGAAAGTCCATTGAGTGCAACCGCCATTGATAAATACTGGATCGCCTTACGTTCCTTCTTTTCGTGGTCTGCGGATACCCTGAACATTGAACGCCCTGACCTGCAAATGAAACGACCAAAGGTTACGAAGCCTGAAATAATTCCATACTCCAAAGAAGAAGTCGATAAGATTATTTACCAATGTACCTGGATTACAACGGACGGATCGGATAAAAGAAAATCATACCGCATGAAGAAACCAAAGTCATTACGGGACCGCGCCATAGTGTTCACGCTGCTGGATACAGGTATCCGGTTGGGTGAATTGCTTCGCCTGGAATATCGTGATCTCAATATGGATAATGGCGAGCTTCATATTCGCGCACATAATACCGGGATAAAATCTAAACCGCGTACCGTCTTTCTTTCTCGATCAACCAAAAAAGAATTGTGGTTGTATCTTTCAGAACATGAGAATTATCCGAACGATAAGATATTCGATATAAAAGAATCCTCGTTCCAAAGTCTTATGTTCCGCTTACAGGAAAGAACGGGAACTCATGTACATGCACACAGGTTCCGGCATACTTTCGCCATCCAATACCTGCGCAATGGTGGCGATATATTCACGCTTCAAAGATTGTTAGGCCATGCAACCCTTGAAATGGTTCGGTATTATTTACACCTTGCGGATGCGGATACACAGGATGTACACAGAAGGTCAAGCCCGGTGGATCGCTGGCATTTATAAAACAATAAACCCCTTGCGTAGTTGGGGTTTATTGTTCGGGAGGAGGGGTTTTCCCAAAAGAAAAAGGAGAAATAAAATGAAAGTTGATCCAAAGTCATTGTAGGGATTTTAGAATCGTTTGTCAATAGGTAATTTATTTATTGACAAGGTGTGATAATATATTTGTAACAGTACCCGGCAAGCCTCTGCTCGTATGGATAGCTTCTAGAGAGTTATGCTGACCGAGCCGGGTCATACTCCCTCAATCGCATCGGTGGTTGAGTGCTACCCGTGAGGGTATGCTTCCCCCCCCAGAGGATAGAATCGCTGGGACTCCTCTTTAGTGAGGATTATGCCGTGGAGTAATCCATAGCAACTCTAGCGGAACTGGACAATCTGCTGGAGTCATGTCCAACGGATCTGAAATATGGCTAATCCATAAAGTAGGATTCACCCAATCAGCCCCACATGACGGGGCTGATTTTGTTTTGTATAGGATAATAGACATATTTTGTCCATTATCCTTTATAGATATGCAATCGGATTGCGAAATTGTACACATTATTCCTTTGTGTTCTGTGTAGATCATCACGGAATACGTTTGTAATTTGTGCAGTCATGCTGAATAAATTTATGTGAATTTATTCAGTTCTATTCTTCAACCTTGCTGAAAGCCAGTATCCTTTGCTGCTCTCCCCGTACGAATCTCTTTTTTAGTTTTCCACTTTCAACCATTTTCATTAACATTCCGTGCGCCATTCTGTTGGTGATATTCAATCGTTCGGCAAACATCTTAACGGTTATCTCGTCCGGTCTTATTGTTGGTATCTCTAATTCCCTTGCAAGTTCTTCAAGTAATTCATTTTCTGTCATTAGATTTTAATTATCCTCCTGCTGTCCGGCTGTCCCTGATACCTTGATTTACTATCGTCAATAATGCCACCATTCACAATGTATCCTCCAATATCGGATCGCCTTTTGTTTGCAGCAACCCGATTAACAAATGCTGTTTTCAATTGCCAGGATGGTAAACTGATTACCCTCGTTCCTTCCAGTTTGTTTCCGCTGTCATCAATCTCGTGTTTGTGACCACGCCAGATATAATCCGGGTAAGGCAATCCTGATCTTCCACAATCAAGCAATACCTCAACCCCAATGCTTGCGGCTGCGCTTGTCCAGGGTCTTGTTCCTGTCCTGCCATGATGTGCAAAGTCATGCAGCTTGCCGTCAATTTCAATCATCAGGTTTTGGTTGTACTCTGTTACCCCAAGTAGTTTATAAATTCCTATCTCATCAGCCTGTCCATTGCCTGCGTGTGCTTCAGTTCCCAATATACCAAAGAACGCGTCAGCCATATCGACAATGGGTTGTAATATTTCAATCGCTACAAGTGCCTGATCGCCAACATCCTGAATGATCTGATTACTTCCATGATGGTTGCCATCAATTACATCCCCAACATGCACAACAACAATCCGGTGCTTGCGTTTTTTCTTGCTGGTCCAACCTGCCAGGAATTTTACATAATCCCAATAGTCAATCCAGTTACCCCATAGCCAGGATTGTAAGCGGTTGTAATCTACAATCTGTTCCTCGTCTGTGTCCCGGTTATGGATGGTGAATGTAGGCGGTGCAAGTGCTGTGCTGCTGCCAATATGGGTATCACTGATTATTGCCACAATTGTTTTTGCAACCATGTTGCTCCTTTGCGTTTGGCTAACATTGGTATTGCGATAATTAGGTTTAGACTAATTATTGATTGTTATTCCATGTACTTTACGCCTGCGTGTACGGCTGCGCTCCAACCAAATGAATCCTTTACCCATACACTATTTGATGATGCAATATAGATTTCCAATACTTCAACCTCTGCTCCAACACTTCTCACGCCAACACTTGATGCACTGGTGTTTGGTGCGGTTCGGATATTAACGATTTTCGTTGTGCGTAAACTTGCTGCCTGTGGTTGCGGTATCCATCCTTCTCGTGGTGCGCCGCATTTACCGCAATGACCGCGACTATCATTCTCTGTGTACTGTCCGCAATACTCACACCAGAATGTACCAATCGGGATTGCCGGAGGTAGTACATCCGCCAGGTTGAAATGATTGATAAATTCCTGATCTGTGCCATTGAACTTATTGCCATCAACGCCGGAGTAATACCAATCAACTTTCAGGTTGTCGGTATGTTGCCATATTACCCATGCTTTCCAACCGCCCTGTCGTGGTAAGGATGGGACGATCACGCCATAATGAGCAATCCATAAATCTCGATCTGCGTACATGGTTGACTTGCTCCCCATGATTTCAAACCATGCGTACACGCCCGTATAAATACCAACCTTATGACCAACAAGTCTTTCAATCTCTGTATGATATTCAATTACAACGCTGCTGGATAATCCGGTAATATCCCTGCGATCTTCTACATCATTCCATAATCCAAGTTTGAATTTCTTACCCTTTACTGCTTCGTAAAATACCGCTGCCTGCTGCTTGCCTGTTTGATTACCGATGACATAATGATACGTCCCCAATGGTACATTTCGTTTTGACAATTCCTCGTAGTGTTTTTCAAACTGCGTATCTTTCCAGATACCATACGCACCACGTAGGATTACGCCGCTGACAGATTCCGCTAACTTATCGTAGTCAATGGATGAAGCTGGTTGCCAAAATGAAATATCTACTATTGGTTTCATGTCTGCTCCTTATGCAATCTCATAAATTGCCATAAACAACAAGCGTGCTGCTGCAATACTTGTACAGGACAGATATATGTCGTCTGTGGTTGGTCTTATAATTGCTCTTGTCAAGTTTTCTGTATTTCCTACTACTCCATGAGCTGCTTGCGCTGCCCGGTCTGGATGCGGTGCAATTGGTAATGTTACAGTTACAATGGTATTGGTAGCTCCTGCTGATCCATAAATCGCATAACCATTTATGGCAACTGCTTTGCCGATAATGCAATATCTAAATACCGATGTTCCTGATAATGATGTTGGCGCCGTACCATCCCACGTTATTGTCGGCGCCCAAGTAGTCCAGATACCAGCGGCATAATTATTCAGATATAAATTGCCATCAATGTACGTGTCCTGTCCTAATATATTTCTGTTAGGCTCAACGTGTAATCCTTTACGCTGCCTGTAAACTTCCGCATTGTGTTTTTCAAGGCGTAGTATTCTTTCTTCCAGTTGTTTTATGTCTGTCATAGTTTCGCCTTTACTGTTTGTTCTGCCTTCTCCGGCGTGTCAGTTTCCTCACCCATGAAGTCAATCACATTCCCCGCGCCATATACCTGCGCTGCAATTGCATGTTTAAGTACGTCCTCGCTTTCCGATTTTGCGCCATGCCAGTATTCACCCTGCACAAATACCGCTCTTGCTCCACCACCTGTAAATACAACAAAGTCAATTATCTGTGATCCTCGAATACCACCCATGCCTAACAGTTTTTGAAAGTGGTAATCATAGCCAAACTTATCCAGTGCAAGCGCAACATAATATTCGTTCTTGCTGTCCGGCATAATGCCATGTACCAAGTTGATCTGTGGCTCTTGCTCGCGTAGTCTGTTAGGCTGTCCTGGTTTCTCTGCCATCCTTACGCCTCGTACACCGTCAATTGACCAATGCCAACAAGGTCTTTTTTGTTATCACCTGTAATCCATTGAATAGGTCGTAAGCTCTCCGGCTCAATGAATACGTACTTGTTGTTGAATAAAAGGTGTGGAACATTCATGAGTAATGGGGTCGGGGTTGTGTTGCTATCAGCCCATGCTTCAAGCTGCGCCATAAGGTCATACCCGTCAAGCTCTGATTGTATTCCCTGCAAGTCATGGATACTATCATCAACCCTGAATGTCATTGACCATGATTTTTTGAGTGGCAACCTGGTTACGGGTTTGATCGTGATACCCTTGATACGTGGACTGCTGCTCGTGTCCGTTGTGTAAAGCACAAGTTTTATCTTGATACGTTTTCCATAGACTGCGTGATTCGGAAACTCAATCTCCTGTGATGGTGACTCGTCAACGTCATCGTCAATCTCTGTCCAATCATCATCATCGTCATCAACCTTGTACGATATTCTTACGTACTGTGCGCCTGCGGTTAACCCTTCACTAAAGATTTCAATGCTACTGAAATACTTTTTGATCTCTTTGAAGTTGCTGTTAATCCATGATGTTTCAATACTTCCGGTTGGATTGTAGGTGTAATCATCCTGCTTCTTCGGATCAATGGCAATCGGAAGCCAAACAATTCTACCTTCCTGTGCCATCCACAATCTATCGCAACTATCACCATCAATAACCTGCACATCCATTTTGTAAATTCTTCCAGCTAAAGACGATCTATAAATCTCATGCCAGCCAACATCGTTATAAACAAGTACCGCGCTGTATCCAGTTGGATGGTCAATACTTGCGTACATTCTGCCTGGATAAGCCAACATGCTGGATACAACCCCATTGCGATTGTTCGGCAATCCTAAATCTCTGTTAGGTCCAATGTCGTCAAGTCTGCCTTCGTAATATCTTTCAACCCCATTGAGCAAAGTAAGGTATAGATATACCCCTCTCTGCAAATTGGCGCGTCCATTGTTGTCGTCTGCTACTGCTGCAAATTCAGCCAGTGGAACCTGATCGTATATGTCGTTGGAGATTGCTCCAAAGCCATCTTCTTTCAGCACATAAGGGATACGCGGTGTACCATAAGCGACAAGTCCATTGATACGGTACATTGTATTACCGCAAGTAATATCGGAACCGAAAGATAAAATCTTTGCTGTACTGTCCTGCCATGCTGCAACTGCTGAACTTGATACGGTTGAAGCGGTTGCCAATGCACGCCAAATTCTTAACGTGCCATCCTCTTTCTGAATAAGTTCCATAAAGGTTGCGTAGTAATCTTCTTCTGCAAACTTGAACGCCCATGCTCCTGAATTGTTGTAACAGGTCATACGCCGGAGTTTTACGCTCTCACCCTGCGCAAAGTACACAATGTCATTAACAACCATTACGTCTGTTACTGCTGTCGTCAATCCGTGTCCGGTTATTTCCGTCCATGTTTCTGTACCAATGACCGCAAATTCTGTACTGGTTGTATGCACAATTTTCCACGCCGGATCGACAATCAGGTATCCACTCGCGCCCGTTGTAACCGAATCAATCTCGCGCCATCGTGTTCGTTCAGTAGAACCCGGACCACCAACAAGTTTTACAATGCAACCATCCGCTTCTGCGCCAATATTCCTTGCGTGTATCTTCGTCAATTCACCTGTGTTGGCTGCTGCTGCATACCCGTGATAGCCTTCCATGTAAAGTTTGGGTGCGCTTCCGTCTGATGGTGACATAATAACAAACTTTGTATTGCGGAGAGTAAAGAAGTGTGCATCGCCGGATGATTCGCCAAGTGGTATCAATGAGTATGCTAGACTATCACCAGTATTATCAGAAATCGAAGCACAATATTTTACATATTCATAACCTGTGCTGTACGTTGCCTTGATTGAATTATAAAAACCTTGAACTCCCCTAAATTCATACGTACTCGGTGTGTCATTTGTTCCAACAGAAAAATCAAAATCAAGCGGATCGTCATTCATTAAAATATTTTCATTCCTGACAATCAGCCAATAATACGCATCTTCAACCATTGTGTGATTAAAATCAAATGTGTATTCCGTTAATGTTGTTGCCTTAACAATGTCAAATGTTTCTGACTTTTCGTATGTCCCTAAAGATTCGAGCTTTACCAACAAATCATATAAATCTTTTTTCTTTTGGTCGGTAGATATGTCAACCGTAGTTGCTTCTCTTATTGCGATTGTCACCTTTGAAGTATTGGAAAGTTTTAGTTTTATTTGCATCAATGGATTTGCGTCTGTGTATTGGAACCTTGTTGCTCTTGTTTGATAATGAACAGTTAAAACAGGTAATGTTCCTGGTGGGTATCTACGTGATAGTGTGCAAGTATCCTCGAAATATGTTACTTCTTCGCCGGAAACATCTGACCAGAATCCTCCCGTAAATGGGTTTGGTGTAGTTTCATCGTCCTGCTGCGTGTTGTCAATTGGTGTGCCGCTTGCAAATCCACCAACGTCATTTGCAACTGTCGGCTTCGGCCCCAACATTACCTCACCCATCATTGCATCAATCGTATGACTGTCGCTGTACCTGGTCTTATCCTTTTCAAAATCTTCCTGACCTCTGCCACCTGACCAATCTTTCTGTGTAATAGGCGTGTAGGGTAATTCCATGTCAGAATAATCAGGATCGCCCTGACTGATCTGCAATGATCTGTTCGGCATCTTTCCCTGTCGTATGCCTTGCGTACTTGGATTACCATAGCCGTTACATAACACTAACCCTAATTCTGTACCGCCATTGCTGAATGATACATGGTGAGTAATCTTCTTTTCGGTTGGCTCGGTGCGGATTGTATCTGCCATATTTAATACCTCGCAAAGTGTGGATCGCGGTTAAGTAGTTTGATTGGTTTACGTGATCGAGCAATCATGGCTCTGCTTTCATGAAATGTCATCTTGTCTTTGATACCTGGATCATTCTCTTTTGTTTTGGCATATCGCCATTGCATACAGTATGCGCTTGCTGCATGAACGAGTAAGTCAAGGCTCACCTGATCATCAACAACATCGTCAAGGTCAATCAGTTCATCATGGGTATGTACGTAATGAACACGTATTGTCTGGTCTGCACTCGGCAAGTCTTTGATAAATCGAAGCTCTGCAATTTCTTCCGTCCAGTGATAGTTTATTTGCCACTCGTCATCTTCCTCGCCAATTTCAACACGCCGCACATCATACACGCCGTCCGGTAATGTATATCGTTCCTGTCCCTCAACGCCTGTTAAGGTTTCGTCAACCGCCATGATCTGACCAACATCTTCAATCAATGCCTGATTGACTGCCTGTTTGATTACATCAAGCGGAAATGTTTCGTCAACAACGGTGTAATACTTTCCGGCTGCAACGGCTGTACTTGTTGCAAATGTGAATGTCGTTGTTGCAAAGTCATAGTCTGTTACCTTTACAATGACCGGAACTGTATGGTCAATGAATAAAAGACCGCCATCGTAGAAGTCATCCGGCTCATCCATCAATGTATCAATCAATGTTGTTGTGCTTCCACCAGTCGCAACGCCCGCTCTTGCATCTGCAATCTGTCGCGCTACTCTTTTTATCACATCATAAAAGGTTGTCATGCTACTCCTTTACTTTTTGTCTCAAACTTGATACTATCCATCACGCTCCCCTGCTACCGCGTCTGCGTGTCTGAACTCGTTTGCCATTGTTGTCTCCTTGTTTGTTTATACTTTCTGCCTCAAACTTGATACTATCCATCATGCCTCATGCTAATCTTGATAATCGTTGTGGGGGGTTGATTGTTTAGATTCGTGCCAAAACTTCTGCTAATATTTTTGCATGTCCCGTTGCGTTTGGATGTAACCCATCATCTGTATCAGTGGCAGGATCAATCCATCCATCAGTGTCCCAACAAGTAATAGACTGATTAGTACACGCCGTTACAATAGCAGCTCTAATTGCAGTTTCATTATCTGCATCCCTATCTAATACGTTCATATAATATAAAGTGGCGTTAGGGTTGGATGTTTTTAATTCAATAATATTTTCTTCTACTTCAGTTGTTGCTGCCCCCACATCTCCACCAATATCATTAGTTCCAAGTGCTAAAATAATAATATCTGCATTATCAGAAGCAGATGCAACAACCTGTGCATCCATACCGTCTAATATAGCTGCCCCCGATACCGCATGGTTTTTAACTTCATAAATATCCTTGTTTCCATACGCATCTAATAAATACGCCCACCCATCTTCTGCGGCTGCTATACTATCGCCAATAACTGTCACATTTTTCATAATACTGTTACTCAAGAAAAAACGCATCGAAGCTATTGCTTTCTCCTGTTGATAGCAAACCAAAATATTTGTTATTGATTATTTCTGTGTCACTTATGGTTTGATTAGCACCAACTTGAGAATCGTTATACCAAAGCTGAAAGGTATTTGTACCAGTAAGACGCCTAATTTCAATGTCAGCATCAGCGGCATAAGTAGCAGTTGTTACTCCTATAAGTTTTGTCCATACAGATCCAACTAACTTTTCAAATTTTATCGTTTCTCCATCATGGTATGCTATAAGCATATTTTGCCATAAATTATCTTTATCCCACCATCCAATAATTCCGGCAGGTTGTCCAACAATACCAACCCTCATTGATGCCCTAACTTTTAATACACCCCTATACTGTATGTCATATACTGCTGAAAGAGTTGACGCTGTCAATTTTTGTGTACTGTGGTCATCAGCAATAATATTATTTGTTTCTGCTGTTGCATGGTTTAATGCCCCCGGACTCAACCCATGATTTCCGCTCTCTGGAATGAATGCAGTCATGAAATTTTGTGTGTAGTCTGCTCCAGCAAGAGTGACCTGTTGCAAAACTGTATATGAACCAAATCCTTGTTGAATCCTTAATATGGCACTTCCAGTGACTTTATAATACCCATGACATCTAACCCAATCACCTGCTACTAATGCAAAATTTGTTGATGTCACCTGTCCACCATTACTAGTGGCATTTCCAACATATTGAGCAGCAGTACCACCGTGAACGTCCGAACTCTCTGACACTACCGTTCCTGCTGGATATTTAGTCCAATTTGGAGCAAGCCCAGAAGAATATGTTCCCTCAAAGCCTGGATTATTTATTAACTCTGTTCCAGAAAGTGTCGGAGTATTAATAGCTTTTGCACTAGAAATAGCCCATGCAGTTCCATTCCAATTATTTGGTAAAGCTCCATCTGTTTGTGCAGTAAAATCAACTGAATATGGAAGTTTTGCATAACCTGCACTCCCCAACACCGTCAACAACTTCTTTGCACTTGTCATCGCTACACTCCTCTCCCCTGCTTTATCGCTAATCGTGGTTGTGTATCAGCCATTAGCTTAATCAACGTAGGAATCTGAACGAACATAAATTGTACGGGCTGCTGCTTCTGCGCCATTTGACACAAACTTGATTTCACTCTGTCCAAATATTTTTGTTGGATTAATACTCATAAGTTTGTTGGATGGGGTTGCAATTGTTATTGCTATACCGTCCTGGTCATACAATGCTTCAAATGTTCCGGCATTATTCTTGCCGTGTACCGCAACGCTTGTGCCTGTCATTTCAGGAAATTCAATTGTTATAACGGCTCGATAGTTTAGATTCAAAGCGGTTGATATTGTTCCACCTTCCGCTATTACAACTGACTCTTGTTTTACTGCCATAATAATCCTCCTAATTACTTAATATGTCGATCATTGATTTCTTTACATCTGCTGCGGTTTCAGGTTTCTCGTGTAAGTTTTTCACATGCTCAACCGTGTACCCAAAGTCTGCGCGTAATGCGTTCACAATCGCTGGTGCTTCCTGGCTGTCCAATACAATCGCTCTGCCATTGCGGAATACAACACCCATCGTCACGCCGCTGTATGTCTTGCTCGGTGTGCTGATGACATAGCCGGATAAGCCTTTGCTTTCTTGCGCCTGGTTTCCCATTATCTCAACCTGTGTTTGTAATTCCATTACCTGTTTTTCAAGGTCACGAATCTTTTCGTTTTTCTTTTTTAGTTCATCCTGTAATTCCTGATTTGTTGCCATACTTTTTTATCCTTATTTACTTCGTCTATTTGGTAGTTTTGCAATTGGTTTACTGGTTGGCACTGTGGTTGGTAATGTTGTTCTTTTAACATAAGGAACCAAAGTTCCAGTATTCGCCTTATCTCGTAAATTAGATGTTGGCGTTGCCTTTCCTCTCGGCTTTTGCGTATTTGGTGTTCTTGGTGCTGGTTTAGTTGGCATGATTTGTTTTCCTTTCCTGTGCTTTTCGTTTTTCGTATTCGTTGGCTTCTCGCCGTTCTTTGTTTGCTTTCCATTTGGATTTCAAATATCCATGTATTTCTTTCGCATTGCGCTGTCCACTATCAGCGGGTGGTATGCGCATCTGAAATGCTTGTGGTATGCGTTTCATAGGCTGTCCGCATACATCACAAGAGAGAGAGACCACCTCCTTCCATGAATGAGAAACTTCAACTATCGGGTGATTTTTGTCACTGCATCCATAGATATATGTCATAGGCTACCTCCAATCATTAACGAAATAAATGGGACGACTGCGGAGAATACTCGTGGCTCGTCTGCCTTTGCAAGTACCCATCCCGCGATAATAAAAATAAGTGAATACCAATACTGTGGATTCACAATTACACTGATTAATGATCCTGCTGTTATTGCACTTGTTACGAATAACGGACTGTATGCGAACGGCTTCCACTTCAAAAAGTTCTTGAATAATATAAGGTTGTCTTTCCACATAACGCGTTTGCAATATAGTTCACGCTGACCAACAAATATTCTCACGCCTAACATAAGCAATACAGTAAATCCGCTTATGATGATTCCACCTGCAATATCACCGCTTGCAATCCAGTAAATGAATCCGGTTATTGGAGCGGTTTCCCGTGAGAACGCAAATAATATTCCCAATAGCAAGGCGGGTACAAAATGTCCCCCACTTGCAAATACAACTGCCGCAAGTTCAATCGGCCAATCCCAATAATCAAACTGGATGGTCAATAATAGAATCAGGAATGTAAGTAAAGCGGTAACAATCCCAAATACATGAATAACAGAATACGCCGCCAGGATCACGAAGAACGCTTTCAAGTTCTGGTAAATGAATACTCTGTACTTTGCTTCAACCTTGAATGTTTGTTCTATCCATGAAACAAGGAATGGAACCAATACCCTGTATGCCATTGGTGCTTTAACCTGTTTCTTTACAGTAAGGTCAATGGCTCCAAAACCGTTGAAATAGGCTGAATAGTTTGGTGCGCTAATCATCATCTGCGCTCTGTCAAACGCCCAACCAATCAGGATTGCATATAATATCTCTATCATTTTCTTTTTTCCCTAATCTCCCATTCCATCCAAATTAACAAAATGAATAACGCGTACATGAATAAAATAAATATGTGCTTCCACGTTATGCTATCCACTCTGTTTCAACTTTTTCGTTGTCGTGATACAACACGAACTCGCGCAATCCAATTTCCATTGTGCCGCCCAAATGATGTCCGGTGAATACGCTGAAATCTGCATGAAGTTTGAACCCTGCCCGTTGTGCCTTCCTGCAAAATGCGAAGTCCTCGCCTGCGTTCATCCGGGTACATTCATACCAGTTGTCACCAATGGCGGTAAATACGTCCCTGTGTATCAACATAAAATGTGCGCCTGCTGCATCAATCTCTTTCACCTGTCCTGGTTGTTCAGCAAGCACTAATTCATTTATCGTCTTATGGTCAATCTTTTCCCGTTCAACCACATCAAGGATGTTGTTTACTGCATCCTTGTATGAATACATGTGATTCCCTTCCGGGCTGATATTCACAAACTTTCCGATTGTTGGCACTGTTGGTATGGATCGCTTGAATATGATCCCGGTTACAATGGGTAACTGCCTGTCAACCAACCGCTGTACGGCTGTACCATCCCAAGTTGCATCGGTATCGTGCATCAATAAGTAATCATATTCCTTGTACTTTTCAAGGAATCGTTTTACAAGGTTATTCCTGCCAACATCAACGGCCTGTCCATAGATAGTATCCCATGCGATCGTTCCCTTTAGCTGTGTCATCCATAATGATCTGACATAAGGTATCGGTAAATCCCGCGTGGTTGGTGCGCCAAGTAAAACCTTAACCATCTTATTCCCTTTTTGAAATAGGGGTGAGTTTCCCCACCCCTATCGTTGTACTACTTGCTTATGCCCAATTACTTGTACGGTCAAATGGTTGACCGACATTCGGTACAATGCCCGCGTACACATCAGTGAAAGTCGAGGTTGTTGAAGCAGCAGTTAAGACAAGTTCAAGTTTTACGTACCATTTACCTGCTGGTACAGGGAATGGAACCATGAACTCGTAACCGCCGTCAACCAATGTTGCGCCAAGATGTGATTGCGCGACAAGGTTGTAAGTGCTGTTATCTGCGGATAAGTACACTTTTGGTAACATGGTGTCGTTTGCGCCAAAGGCATCCTCTACCACAACACGTACGGCTAACCCTTTTTCAATCTGTCCATATACAGTCAATGGACCTTGTGAAACACTGGCGGTTAAATCCGCTCCGGTTGCAAACATTAATTCATCATCAAATGGGTGAGTCATGATTATGCTCCTTCTGTCCAGTCAGCAAATGCTTCGATGTTGCGCATGCGCACAATACCGTGCCGTCCGAAACTGGCTAAACCGTTCCACCAATCAACACGCCATTTCTTTGCTGGTGAATCTTCCAATTCCCCGCTGCCAACCTGGTATGCGTTGAAGTCGCTCAATTGAATACCATGTACGCCGTTGTCTTTGTTGAAAGCAACGAAATAAATGGATGTGCTGTCCGCGCCTGCGTCTCCGGCAACTTCGGTTTCAGTAATGATTTCGGTTGATTGATCTTTTTTCAATCCAGGATCAACAAACTTCACGCCCCTGAATGAAACCTCTTCCCGTCCGTATTGATCTTGTGTTACGGAAAGGTAGTTCCCCTGTCCTTGAATGTAACTCAATACCTGTGAGAATCCAACAATCATGTTTTCATTCATGATTATGGCGTTGCATCCACCAGCATTACAGTATCGGATACCGCGATTGAACTTGTTGATAAATCCACGTGCTAATGCGGCTGAACCTGTCGGGTCCATTGGTGCAGCGGTTGATCCGGCTGCATAAATGGTCTGGCGGGTGTCCATGCTCGCAACACGTTTCTTTAATCCGTTGAAACCTTTCGGGTCAGTTGCAACATCACCGTTAATAAAATAGTCATTCCATGTGATACCCATTGATTTGATACGGGCATCAATCTGGAGTTGAATGGGATCGCCGATTACATCTTTGATCTTTTCCAATACAGTGTCGTAGGTAATGTCGCCGCCGAACCCGTAAACAGATTCGGAACCATCACCTAATTGTCCATCTTCATACGAGGTGTAGCCCTCATTCAAAGAACGGAACGCGCCACCTGTGGGAAGTACTTCCCACCAATACGCCTTGACGTTCAACCCGTTCACATTCTCGAACGGTAACATCTCTAAAATTTTGCTCTCGCGAATTAACTGCATACCGACATATTTCTTAATCGGGTCTTTGGTCACTTGCGCGAGTTGTGCTAAAGTAATTCCTGCCATTGATTATCTCCTCATGGTTTTTCTAACTTCGCCCCAAATGTCATCAGGACTGGTCATGTTTGCTAATGGATTACCGGGAGTTCCAGCGCCACCGCTTGTATGTACTTGCTGGAATGGTGTGCGTGTGGTCTGGTCTGGCAATGCAAGGCGTTCTGCTTTCGCTTTCAGTGCTTGCTCGTACGCGCGTATAAATTGAAACGGTTTGAGATTATCTTTTATCTCCTGCGCTTCGGGATCATCCCTGTTCAGTGATACGCCGTATTGCTTGTCAAGTTCTTCAAGTTCAGCATTAACCAATTGCTCCGATGGATTACCTGTACTTTGATCCTGCTTCCCTGTCGGTTGGCCTTCCGCTGGGAGTGAACCATTGTTACGAGATTCATTTGCAATGTCATTGCGGATAACTGATTCAACTTTTTCTTTCATGTCGTCAGTTACTTCATAGCCTGCTTTTTGGTACACATTCAATTGCTTTTGAACCTCACCTTTAATCCTTGCTTCCATCCTGTCTCTCTGGCTCTGTTGTTCCCGTGAGAAACTCTCCAAAGATTTTGAGACAGTTTTTTCAACAATCGACTCTAGTTCGCGAATATCGAACGGTTGTCTCTGACTGTTGTCTGCCTGTTCGTTCCCCTGCGCGTTGGTATCCACTGTTGGAATACCTTCCGGCTGGCCTTCCGGTTGCGCTTGAAACTTTACAGGGTTTGTATCGCTCATCAATCTACCTCCTGGTAAAATAAAAAACCGCTCAACAATTTGTCAAGCGGTCATTCGCCGAAACTGTAAGGCACTTTTAATTGATTCTAGTCAATTTATTTATTACCTTACGACAATTCTATTATACAGTAAATGTCAATAGGTACAATCCTTATTTTTTGATTGTTGGCCACACGTATGCGTTCAGCCAATTCTCCATTGTTCCTGCTGGTTTACCTGCGTTATCCCATAGTCTTGTAAGTTCTGCTCTTGCTCCACTGGTCAATGGTCTGCCGCCGTAATAATAACTGGCAAGCAATCGGAGAAGTGCATCATCAAACTGTGTGCGGTCAACTTCCTGAACGGTTGAGTTAATGTACCTGTCCTCTCCAAGAATGGATTTTGCAAGGCTTTCATCACTCAATATGTACGGTGCCGCCTGTGGGTAAGCTGCTGAATACTCGCGCCTGAAATCCCAATACGCTGGCAATTCAGGATGTTGTTTCAGGTAATTCTTTTTCGCGTTGGTGTTGGCAATGTTGAAGTATGCGGATTGTGTATCGTAAATGTTCGGGAAGTTGTCATTCACTTCCTGGCGATAGTTATATACCGCAAGCTGTACTGGCTCCGGTAATCCGTACAATTCTGAACTCTCACCTGTAAGATAAGAAACAACGGATGGATTTTGTGTAATGAATTTGTTACGCCATGATTGATAGTCCTCGATCATCGGGTGTGAATTTCTGAACGCCTGCTGTTGTGCTTCTGGTAATGCGTACAATTGTTCTAATGTTTCGCTGATACCTGGAAAGTTTGAGTTACGTTCGCTTAAGTATTGGTTAAGCTGGTTGTTGATCTCATCCGGGATTGAAGCGTTTGCAATCTCTGGTGTACCTTCCAGTTTGTCTGGCATTGTCGCGCCCAATGTTTTCGCCCATGCTGCGTATGTTTCGGTTGATATATCGTCATAATTCCTGGTCTCTTTATTCAGGAAAGAATCCTCGAATACATCACCGAACGCCTTTGCAACCTGCCCTTTCTCATATCCGTTCTTCTCATTCCATGCCTGCCAAATACGTGAGCGTAAAAAGTGGCGCATCATTTCTTCGGGGTCATCATTGACTGCTGCCTGTCGCGCTTCATACTCCGGGAACTCATCCCAAAACTTCGTGAACGCCTGCTCATCACCCTGCTCGTATCTTGCTTCCATTGCCTTGTAATACTCGCTCTGGATTGCTCTCATTTCTTCCTCACCTTCCGGGAAGAAGTCAACCCCAACACTGGAAAGAAACATTTTTATATTCATCTGTGTTGCAACCCTGCGCTGTGCATCCTCAAAATCCGGACCCGTCCGGTTTATCATTGACATTATTGCGGTGTCCTTGTCAATCAATCCATCCGCAACCATGTTGGATAGTTCCCTGTCAATTCGATAGGCTTCAAAGCGGTCAATCTCCGGCAATCCAAATCCTTTTCTAAATGGTTCCTCAACGTTTACTCCACGTGGATTCTTGCCAATGCCCATCATGGAAGTAACGGACTGTATTGTCCTGGTAATGGGAAGCTGGCTGATCCTGCTTTTATCTCCACCTGCAATACCAAAGTATTCTCTTGCAAGTGATAAGGGTAAGCTCGGACTTGATAAGGCAAATGCAAAGTCAAGCGGGTTATTCAATTCAGTGTCCGCTTCTGCTTTCGCCTGTATCTTGGCATCTTCCCATATCTTACCGGATCGTGACTCGATTGCTTCCTGTGCCTGTTCCTCTGTGATCTGATCTTCTTCCAACATGCGCTGAATTGCGCTCATTGTCTTTTGATTGACAAGATTATTTTCCTCTGCAAGCTGCGTGAAGGGTCTTGCCATATCTTGAAAGTTGAATATCTTACGCATCGGGTCAATGTAGATGGTGTCACCCATCCAATCAGGTAAGAACGGTGCTGGTATTCCAACTTTACCCTTTAGCCTGGTTGGAAATCCTTCCCGATCTTCCGCGTCCTGTGCAAAGTTCTGTAATCTCAAATAGTCTGCAAGTATCTTCGGGTCTGCTGCAATACGAATCAACCAATTGATAGCTGATCTTGTGTACCAGAATTGATACGGCATGAACATTCCGGCAACTGAATCGAATCCAGTACGTGCGGAGTAGTCAAGCAATGAGAATTTTCTGCGTCCTTCTGCATATTTGATTGCGCCCATGTTGGTGCTGGATAAGTCTGAATACACCTTGCCCAAATACTTGCGGAGTAATGGCTGTGCTTCTTCCGGCAATCTGCTGGCGATACTGCCCTGCTCTGCAACCTTTGAACTCATCAGGTCATTCATTGCTTTATCAAGGGTTGGTTGGATATTCTTAAGAAATCCCTCGTATAACATTTCATCCATTGGTGCTTCAATCAATTGATCTGCTGTACCGAATGGCGCGCCCTGTGCGTAGTTCTCTTTCGGTGCGCTTGGTGCGTCCTGGAATAAACCACCTTCAATCGGTTTTACATCACCGCCTTGCTTTGCTTTTATCTCTGGCAAATATTCGCGGGTATCAAACATCTTTGGCTGCAACGATTCGTCTTGCGGTTTGAATGTCTGTGCTTCTGCCTGCTCTGGTTTCAATCCCCATGCTGGCATATCTTCACCGAATAGGTTTGTCTGTGCTTTCGGCGTGAAGATGTTGGATTGCGGTTCGGGTTGTAATCTCGCAAGTTCTGGATAGTCTGCAAGAACTTCGGGAGGTACTTGTTTGCCTTCTCTAATAGCTTTTCTAACTGCGTCTAAATGACCGTCTTTTAATAACGCCGTACTCCAATTTTTATTTCCTACAAAATATGGGTACTCGTCTAACGGAGTAACATAATCAGGAAACTTTTCTAACATTGTGTCGGCAAGTTCTCTACCTATCTTGTAGAATTTATCCCTTGCTTCCTGTAATTTTATTTCAGTATCTTTGACAATCTCTAATTGTTTCTTAATTTTGTTTACTAATTTTTTGTCTGATTTTGTAAAGTCATTTTCTGCTTGAAAATCTTTTAGCTTCTTTAGTTCCTTTTGTTCTGTTTCTAATTTTCTTTGAAGTCTGCCAATATGCAAATTATCATTGTTGTATTTCTTATCATTCAATACGCTATTGATTTCATCAGCAATTGGTTTGATTTCTTCTTTGGTTAATTGCCACCATTCTTTCTGTCCATCAAGTAACGATGTGCCACCTGCCTGCTCTGCTTCCGCAACCTTCTCACCGCTCACCCATTCATCAAACACTTTCCGAACATCATCACTTAAAGTAATATCAATATCACTACCCGTGATACTCTTGTAAATATCAACCATCCAGCGTTTGAAGTTCTCGAATACCTGCTGTAATTTCGGGGTTGGTGCTTTGCCTTCTGCAAGGTATTTCTCGAATCCCTTCGCAAGTAGTTCGCTTGCTTCTCTGTTTGCGATAGGATCGAGATACCATTCATCAGCTAATTCAAGTTTGTGATCCTTGCGTAGCCAATCAGTTACAACCTTGCTATGTTCTGCGCCCATTTGCCTTGTGTACACGTGTATTGTTTCATGTACTAATGTCGATACATCCCCGCTTTTCAACGCATGAACGATTGCAACGCCGTCATCTGTCCAGTGAGTGAAGCCGCGCTTTTGTTGGTGTAACATTCTTGGATCATCAGGGTTGAATGTTCCCTGATTGAAAATAGATTTTACCTGTGTTTCATCAAATGGAATCCATACAGTGTGTTTGTTGCTACTATATTTTCCACCATAATCCTTGATACCATCATACCCATAGCTTTTTATTGTATCAGTAGCCCAATCAGGTATTCTTGTCCATACTGTTGTGTCGCCTGTTTCCATGTTCTTGTTGAAGTAATCAATCCATTCAAGCGGACTGATCGTATTCTTATCCCAAAAATCTGCGCCGCCTGGTTCTCTTACAAACTTTGGTTCCTCAATGGTTGCACGTTCTTGAAGTGCTGCTTTGAGTTCGTTCGGGATATTCATTGTGTCAAGCGGATTTTTTATGTTTGCAACAACAGGAATAATACCTGGTCTTGTTTCAACAAGTTCAATGATCCCTTTATCCCATCCTGCTTGGCGTAATACCTTTACAAAATCAGCTTCGTTGTTATACAGATTACCAGATTCAAGCCATATATTTATTGCTGCATCAATAGGATTATTTTTTGCTTCTTGTCTCAATATATAATTCCAGTGGCCTAATCCACCTGGTCCACCACTGCCTTTTATGTAAGTAGGAAATTCTAACTCATCACCCGTGATAGGATCATAAGCCGTAACATCCTTCAATTTGTCGGCTATCTCTCTCCGCTTTGCTGCTGGCAATTTGTTGTACGATTCTATTAGCGAATATTCTTTTCCGTTGTCAGTAACCTTGAATACTTTTTTATAATAATCACCTGGTGTAGATTCATAATACAAACTGTTGTCTGCTTTGTTAGTTGAATATCCGGTTGCTATTTCAGGATCATCAGTAAAGAATGCCATTGGTCCGCTTGTGGCTTTTGTCTTGTCAAACTTTTCAGCCTTTGCAATCCTGTCTATTCTGTTTGCTCCATGATAAAGCCACTTTGGTTTACCATTCTCATCGACAACCTTACTGCCTTCCATGAATTTATTCAGGTTCGCCTGCCGTTGTTCTGGCGACATTCCTTCCTGCCACAAATACTTTTCCTTATTCTGCATAGCCTGGTCAAAGATATTCTTTGCTCTTACCGGGTCTTGCTGGTGTAATGCTGTAAGTAGTTGTTTCTTCTGGTCAATCGAATCAGCCCATTGCAATTCAAACAATATCTGCTTGTCGTCTGAACGTAGTAGCATACGCGCAAAGTTCTTTATGTTGTCCGGTACATGGATTTTGTTAGGAGAAGCAACGGCTTCTTGATATAACTGTGATAGTCCAACAATATCAATCTCATCCCCACCATAATTGAACGCCCATGTTTCGTACCAATCTTCCGGCGTTTTACCTGGATTATTCCTTGCGTAGTTTTTCGATAGTCCTTCCCATACGGCTATAACGCTGTCGTATTCCTGCCCTCGTGCGGTTTCATTCAGGTAATCGAATAACGCCCGATGTGTTGCTTCCCTTCCAACTTTCATTGGCGGTAAGTTTCTCTGCATTTCATCGGCATTACTGCGTAACATGTCATACGTGTCAAGCACATCCTTGTATTGTTTACGTGCGTCAATCAAGGCCTGCTGTTCTGGCGTGAAGCGTGGTGCTGGTTCAATCTCTCCACCAGGTACACTCCACTCATCAGATATATTCAGCAAATCGTTTTCTTCCAGTGACTTGATCCATGCGGTTGAAATATCATCAAGTAATCCCTCGTCCCCATGAAGCAAGTCAAGGATTGCTGCATTGTCCATCGTGTCTGCAACCTGATCGTATAACCGGATCGCGTTATCATAATCGCCTGATTTCCATGCGGTGTAAATATCGCTCTCGCCTGCCATTCGGAACGCGTCATTGAATATCTGCTGTTGGTATGCAAGTATGTCGTCACTCTTGCTATCTGTTCCTTTGATCAAATGTTCTAATGCGCTTCGTGTTCTGCGGTTAATGCTGGCGTTCCATGTGCCGGAGTCTTTACCGGATCGCTTCTGTCCGTAATACCAATCCTTGTACCATCCAAGTCCACCTGCTTCAACAACTCTTGTGTTGTCTGGCAATACTTCAACGGTCAAACCAACATCATCAAGCATTTGTTGTAGGCTCAACGTAACAGAACTGCGGATAAACTCATCCTGAATATCTGCAACCTTACTTGTTTCAGGAATACCCAAGTATTGCTTTGGCTGCGTTGTTGATTCGCCTGCCATTTCTTCAAATGTCTGTGTAATTTTCTTGCGTTGTTTGTCTAATCGCGCTGCTTCTGTGCGTAATTCTTCGCGCTTCGCCTGGTCTGTTTCAATCTCATACAGTCTATTGTTCTCGTCAATCTGCTGCTGTAATTCTGCAAGCTGGTTGTCAATGGACTCCTGTCGTTTGGCGTTCTGTTCGTCAACGTATTTCTGAATACGCTCTTGTTCGGAAATTACGGGTTCTGCTGTAACCTGTTCGGGTTGCTGTTCTGCGATTGCTGCCGCTTGTTCTTCTGTCGTCCGTCTGCTGCGTTCTCTCTCTGCCTTGAACGGATCGTCAACCTTCTCCGGTTCTGGCTTTGCCTTTACGATATTACCGCTCTCGTCAACAATCCTTTTCGGATCGTCAAGCGGTAATTCCATCTGGCGTTTCATCCAATCTGCTTCAAGTCCGATTGCCTGCTCAATGTCTGATGGCATTATGTCGGTGAAGTGTAGCTTCTTATCTGCGTTCAATCGCATCTTTGCGCGTGCTTCTGGACTCCACTTCAACACGTACTTGATTACATTCAGCTTCCCTTCCGGTACAATCATTCCATTTTCATCAATACCTGCAAGCTCTGGTTTCTTCTCGGAGATAACTTTCCATACATCGGTTTCGTGTTTCTCAACGGCTGCGGGTCGTTTCGGTTTCGCTTCAACTTCTGGCTTTGGTATCTCTGGCAAGTCTGCCTGTAAGTCTTTCGGTAGGTTGGCACTCTTTACCATACCTGGCGCGTTGTTTGCGCTGGCCATAGACATATCTCTCACGAACTGGCGGTATATCACATTCCAAAATTTAGGACTGATCTTATCCCTTGTCGCCCGGTTGAATGTATGAATTGGTTTTCCCTGATTGAGTTTGGTGATCGCATCTTTGGTTGCCTGTGGAAGTAAGTCGCCCCACTTTAAGGCATCCTCTGGTATGGTTCCATTGCGCCATAGTAACTGTGCCTGCATCATCTTCCGGCGTTCTGTCATTATGGATGATCGCCAATTACGCGCTTCAAGGATTGCAAGCTGTCCTTTATTCTCGAACTGCTTTGCATACTGGACAATAAACATATCATTCAAGCTGTTGATGATTGCATCCTCTGATAGGATTGCATCAAGGTATGCCTGGTTGAGTTGTACATTCAGGTCATTCCATTTGGTCATGCGCTCTGCATCGGTTACATCATTCACGCTATCAGCAAACGCGCTATATAATTCATCGGTCAATTTATAGAAGTCATTCCAGTTATTGTTCTTACCGATAATCAGCTTGCCAACATTCAGGTATTCAGGACTTGCGTTATCCATCCCTAATCCCTCGAAGATACCCAATGTCTTTGATCCATAGATATTATTCTGATTGTTCCAGTTGCGGCTTGCCTGTGTTCTGCCTGTTTCCCATGTTGCTGCCCTGTATGCGCCCTTGCGTTTTGCTGCTTCATCTGCAACGTTGTGCATATTGTCCATGTGTAGCAACCAGAAATCAGCGTTCATCTGTTCGAGGTTGTCCATCATATCCAATACGCCTTGCAACCCTTCAACGCTGGTTTTCATCAAGGCATCATTCGTAATCTTCTTCATGTTGCGGATAATCTGTTGCGTAATATTATCCTGGATTGTCTTGGTCATATCCTTGAACACGTTGAAAATATCATCATCTGTTTTGGCTGTTGCTAATCGTCTGTCAAATTCTTTGGTCAATCCTAAATGATCGAGCATATCAGCAGCATCAGGATCAAGCACATCTTTGATCGAAGTCTTTCGTCCCATCTTGCCAAAGACATAGTTCTCAATCTTCTTCTTGCTCCATCGTCCGGCAATTGCTTTCTCAAATTTCTTTGATAGTCCTGGTTCAATTGCTTCAAGCATGAGCTTCAAGTCATCGGGAACTTTATCGAATCCTTTTCCTGGTTGAAATGCGCGGTTAAGATATTCCTCTATTCCTCTGGCCATAGCTGTTGAGCTTGACCATCGTTCGTTCAATTGGCTGGCCTGCTGCATTACCTGGAATTTATCACCCTTCTTAAAGAAGTCATCGACTCCCTGAATTGCATCTTTCGCTCTTGTTGCTGCGCGAATATCTTCCCCAATAACTTTATCTGCATCAACGCCCATCATCTTCAATGTGCCGGATTCAATACCGCCAACATCATACGCGCCTGCTGCCTGCATCCATCGGGTAGGTGTATATCCTAAATCCGCAAGGATCGCTTTCTTATCAAGGATATTCCCCATGCGAATCAACCCATCCCATGACATCTTAACAAGGTTATCAATCGTATTGTTAAAAAAGTAAGCCGGATTCAACCCCAGTAATAACACGCCTTGCGCTCTTTTGATTACATTTCCCATACGGAATAGCAGTTTATCCGGCTTTACTCCAAACCAATCAACCGCCCATTTACTTATCTGTCTTTCAAGCGTGTCAAGGATTTGATACTTTAGGATTGCTTCATTGAAAGCAATACCATTGGTTCCGACAAACTCATCAGCCATCTTCTTTAGCTTGCTGCCTGATAATGTTTTGAACTCATCAGCCTTCCCCAATGTATCAAGTATCCGTGCTGCGCTTGTGTCCCCTGCTTTGGCGGCTGCCTGTAATCTAAATACAAATTGCGTGAATATCTGATCTGCTTCTTTTGCCTTTGCATTGTGCAATTTCCTGATAAGCTGTTCTGGTTTCTCATACCCCATATATTCAGCAATCTTATTAATGATCTGTCGTTGTGGTTCTGCAACTTTATACGCATCAAATTTTTCTTTTACCGCTGGTAATGAATCCTTAATTGCTGCTGGCATTACCTGTGCCTCTGCGCTCATATAGTATTTTGGTACGGGTACGGTTGTTTCTACTCCACCAACATTCAATTTCATGGTTGGTGTTTCCGCTGCTTTGATCGCGTCCTGTGGTGATAAACTCGCAACCCTGTCAATCAAGGCTTCAATGGTTGGTATGTCCCATTCATGCGCGATAAGGTTATTCAATCCATCAACCATTGTTGATAGTGTATAGTTCGCGCGTGAGGTTGGAGTCAATCCGAATAGATAGTTGAACGGGTTCTTGCCTGGCTTTGTAACAAGTTCTTTCGGCATACCCTCTTTGGTAATTCCTGCAACCCATTGACCGAACGATGATAATTGCGCTGCCTGTTCTGCTGGCATTGTGCGCACCATTGTTTTATATGCCTGTGTATTCTCTAAGATACTCTTACCTGCGTTATCGAATCCGAAAGCATCAAGCATTGCTGTGTTACCTGTTACCTTGCCAACCTTCCCCATTGCAACATTACCAACGGGTCCAATAAGGTCAAGCGGATCAAGCAATACATT